CTTGTAGAAAAATGCCAATCTAAACAGAATGCTTACTACCACGCTCCATCTACAAAAAGTGATGGTTTACGTAAAGTCAAACTGAATAGTTGAGCCTATTGGGCAAGAGCCCAAATACCAGACAGCGGTATCTGAAGACCACCGACAAGCAATACACGGACTATATACAACCGCAAGATGCTAGAGGGGTGGTGATACTTCAGAAAACTGAAAGGTCTCACAAAGTGATAGGCTCTTGCATTTTTAGCGCAAAAGCTAAACCCAATCATTATCCATAGAATTAGTGTTTAATGAATTGGGAATGTACACAGGCACTGGGCCCATGTAATGTGAAAGTGCAGCGTCATCTGAAGCTGCTCTTCCGATAATTATGGAACTGGAAGTGGTATCCAGGTTATTAACCTGAAGATGGTTAAAATGTGAAAAGTAATAATTGGAAGAAACTGTGCTGGAACCAAAAGTCAACCAGGCAACATCATCCACAGCCTGTGTAGGAATACGCTTAAACATCTGAAAAGCAGGTAACCTAGCATGAATAGGACTGTCCTTGTCTGTAAACACACGAGGAACACCAGCCCACAAAGGCTTGTAATTGTAATTGTTTGTGACACCAGCTAGGGTCCTAAAGGGGGTCCCAGCCTGCTCAAGGTAGGCAGTGGTATTTCCAGTCAGCCTGTAAAGGTGAAAATCAGTTCCTCCTTTGGCGTAGGCATAACACTTGGCCAGCATCGTTGAAGGAGCTCCTGTCCCAAACAGCAACAAACTGCTGTTGTTAGGTAAAGAACCCGCCACAAGTGCGTTAAAAGTGTAATTCGTAAACCAAGGGGCAAGAGATGTTGTTACATTCTGGCTGCCCAACAAAGAATACTTCCCCCACCAAGGAACTTGAATAATCTGCTTGACAGAATTCAGCTTCTCACCCATGGTCAATGGGGAGGGATCTTTGGATACTGACTTAACAACACCACCTGACTGTGTATAGATGGTGCCATTGGGTTGAGGTACAAAGTAAGGTCCTGCATAATCATTCACCTCAAAATCATCTCCACCACAAACCTCAATCAAAAAGGGAACAGTGGAAGTGACTGAAGAACTGGCCTGCAAAGGATCAATACAGACCATGGAAAGACCACCAATGTCAGACAAGAAACTGACCCATGGTGCTTCAATCATGTACGGAATCTCAAACTCAAACTGATTGCCATCTTTCAGATCAAACATCTTGGAGTATCCATACGGCTGAACTAAGCCAGACGACACTTCAGGCCCTTGCACACTGCCACCAAAAGTCGGCCAGAAGTCAGTTTTTCCTGTCCTGGCATTATAAGCCATCAAATAACGACCACCATGAAATTTAGTTTTGGAAAAGGTAATGCGATATTTTACAGTACCACGCCACTGTCTAAAATAAGAACACAGCAAAGTCAAAGAAGATGGCAAGAATGAATTACCAGACTGTGAAACAAGGTCACTGGAAGATCGTGGAAAGCCCTTGTTACAATATGGTGCAGAAGCAGGAGCTCTGTACCACCATGTAGTAGGACAAACGGGTGATGCATAAATCGCTTTATTATGAGTGTCTGTTGTAGAAACTTGCCCGACCATGATCTGGGACCACTGCCTCTTGATAAAATCAAAGGCCATCTCATCTACATCTGTAGCGCCAAAATTCGGTGATATGGCTAAAGTGTTACACTGTTGAGTACCAAGAGTGTAGCCTTGCATGGGTATATCCACATTAGTTTCACCCGAATAAGGCATCCGAATAATTTTAGTGGGAGGATCTTGTATCATGGGACGAGAATAGCCAAAATACTTGGCAACTCCAGAAGCAGTGTCAAGAGCCCAAGCAGTAGGCCCAGCCATGGCTGACAATGATGGAATGTTTCTAGAAACAAAGTTAGCCACCTTGGCAGCTGAGCTGAGCGCACGAGAAATGTGAGCATCTCTTTGTTCCTTAGCAACAACACCACCAGACTGTAAAGTGATGGTAGTGGAATTTGGATTATCTGCACCAAACAGTTCAATGTCAGTAAGATAATAATATACTTCGTAAGTAGCGGGGACAAGTCCTGCAACTGAAACAGAAGGCAATATCGACACTAAACCAAGAGTGCAATACTCTGAAGTGTTCGTGCCAAAGTTGTCTTCTACAGGAAAGAAATCATTATGGAACAAGAAGGGTACCTTCAACTCCACCATTGTTGACTCAGACAAGTCGAGTCTAACATGTGGAATGTTGGTACAGGCTCCAGCAGTTCCCGTTCTGTAGAAAACTTGAACAGGGCCTGTGCCATACTGTGAAGACAAAACCAACAAGCCTTGGTGAAAGGCTGTGGCAGCCACTTGGACCCGCACATTCAATGTGAAACGGATTCCATAAGCGCCAGCAAGTCGATTTGTCCATTGAGGAAAAATGGTTTGCAAATTTGCTCTATTAACAGCAGAACCCCATAATTGACCCCTAGTACCAAATGTGACATTACCTCGAGAAACCAAACGAGGCCTCTCAAAATATGTCTTAATGTCTTGTAAGTCAACCTGAGGCTGAAGTTGATCATCATGAAAGTAATTTTCAACAACCTCAGTTGATTCACAAGCCTCATTAGAGAATGTGGTCACTCCAATTGGATGATCTTCGGTTCCCTTAAGAGCCAAAGAAGATTCAAGTGTGGAACACTGCTCCTCGCCATCTCTAACATTATTAGATTGATTTGAGTTCGGTGACAATTTACGTCATCGTGGGGGCTGTCCAACCACACACGACCAAGGATGTCATCTCTGGTTGGTTTAAGTTGCACCTGAGTAGTAAGGCAAAATGCCAACAACTCCAAGTCACACCCTGTCGACATGTAGATTCATAATCATCCATGCTTTGTCCTCATACATATCCGTATTTGTGTGACTAGTGCTCAGATAAAATCTGGAACACGATTCCTGACCTGCTCGAAGTACATCCGAGAGTCAGAGACCGACAATTGGGGAACTTCACCAATCTCAGCCATCGCCTCGCAAATGCGAGGAGCCACCTTGTTCCAGTCTTCTTCTGGATATAGAGCAAGCTCTTCGAGTGCCCTCTCCAAGCCATCTTTCAGTACCTCCCTCACATAGCGTTCCGAACCTTTCTTGGTGTAGTACAAACTGTGTAAGAAAGACTCAGGCCGAATAGGGCACGTCGTGTACCCCTCCTTCTCTCCAAAAGTTCTCTGGAGAAAAACCACCTTATCAATGCCGACTGTTGGTGTCAATTCTTCACCCTTGCGTCCAGCAGTATACACCATGCCGAATTCTTTGGCAATGTGTTCCGATACAGTGACTTGATTGAATCTATCAACCACACTGTCGCTTGCTGACACGACGTTGTCATCACCCTGTGTGACAACAGCCGCATTGTCCCAAAAAGTCATGGGATCTCCGACGGTTGCAATGTATGCCGAGGCAATACAAGACATGGAAAGGATGGAATTCACAGTGGAAGTGAGAAAGTGTCCAGATGGCAATGATTTCTGCCACTGAACCACAGTGGTGGACTGGCCATGGAGCGAACACACATGGCGACTGTAAACGAGATCGTAGAACAGAATCTCGCGAATACGGTTCTCTTCCTTTGTAGAGCCGCGCGCCGAATACCACTCATTGATCTCATCAAGAATGGGCCAAAGCATCGAAGGTACCTGGCTGGTGTCAAATCCAGCAAAGTCACCATCCCAGACATTGTTACCTGTGGGATCTGGACGAAGGAGAAACTCCTTTAACCAGCCCCACTCGCTGTACTGGTTCATACCCAGGCAAACACCTGAGTCCTGATGATACTTCACCAAAGCTGCCACGTAAGCTCCAAAATACATACGGCACAAAATGTAGTACCGAATGTCTGTGCCAGCAATCAAACGTGCCGACTTGGAAACCTTACGAACCTCATCCTTCAAGAAATCCCTGCAGACGAAAAATGGCCTGATGTCTGCTCTAAGCAGCCCATCAAGCTCTTCCACTTGTCTCTGAAGTTCAAGAGCCTCAGGCCTTGTGAGATCGAAGTCATCATCCTTGCCGAAAAAATAGCTCTTGTCAGGTGCTCCAGTGGAAACTACAGCTGGAATTCCAACTGAAGTACCACGAGTAATAGCGCGCAAACCTAAGATGGGATTGCCTACCACAGACTCCTCATATGTGAGTTTCTTTCCCCACACATGACGTGTCGCTTTCCGAAATGGCTTCAATGCTGTACTCACAGCAATGCCAAAGCGGCGCGAGTCGATAATGCGTATGTCGGTAGCAAAGGGCTTCAATGCCCTCTCCATTGGTAAAACAACCTCACCGGTCTGCTTATCAATGTGTCTGCCGAGTTTCATAACGGCAAGATCATCAGGCTGTCGACCGTGATTCAGCTCCTTGATTTCTTCTTCAAAGAACTTATCAACACCGAAGGAAGTCACCTCCTTGTTGGAACGAATGGGTGCACTGACACCTTTGTCAAGTTCAGCACGGGGTAAGAATGATCCAAAACGGCCTTCATCACCGAATGATATCTCCTCAACAGGGGTTACCACAATTCCGTGGTCAGACCACCCGCTCTGCTCTGCTGTTGCAAAGCTTGGAACCTTCTTCTCAAACCTGGCAATCGCCTCCTCACAGATCTCACGATCGAGAGGAGTGGCATATGCCATCCGAGCATTCATGTCATATCCGACGTGCAATCCAGCGACAAGACGACACTCATAAGCACAGTGTGATGTGAGACTCAAGATGGCTCCACAATCACCCTGTTCTGTGATAGCTGCATAACGCAACCACCTTTCGTGCTTGGTGTACGCCTCGGCTGTTCCAATACGAATGGGGACTCTGCCAACTTCGACAGAGCCAGGAAGCATGGTGATGCGTTCGTTGTAAGGCACTAACTCCCCATTGCGATCAGCAACTCGTGCTGTGTCCAATCTGACACGCTCACCGCCCATCTGATTAATTTCGCTGGACTTAAGCATATGCTTCGCAATATGCTTGTGTGGGTGGACATTTCGCCCAAAATCGATGAAGGCGAGATCCCTATCATGTACACGGTACATTGGGAATCTCATGAAAGCTCTCACTGAAACAGACTTCTCTGTGCCATCAAGCGCACAAGACCTCATGACTAAATTGTGGTCCTCAGTCAGACGTCCATCCTTCAGCTTGGTCTCAATCTCCCTAAGGAAATGGTTAGGCATGACGCACACACCATCCCGCAGGAAGAGCAATTGGCCAAAAACACCAAAAGTCCCATCTTCCATATCGGCAAGCAGCTTGTATGAATTGTTGTACACGCGCTGCCAAAGTGGAACCTCAGACCCATTCTGTTGTTTTATGAACTTCACCTGTGTCTTCCTCGGTTTGGGACCGTTACTTTGCTCAGAAATCTCTTCAGCTCTAGCCCCAAAGATGAAATTCCTTATCATCTTCCAAGCTCCCTGAAACATTCCAGAAAGCAAGGGATACAAAGCTTTAAGAGCCGCAAGACCTGCAAACACTATGCAGTAATTCTTGATGAACTTGAACATGGTGTCTTTAGAGCCACGAAGATAACCTCTGGTGTAGGCCTCCACAAGGCGAGCCTGGTACTGAGAAGAATTCAGGCCAAAAACGGTGGGCCATCTGATGGAATGGTAAAATGTTCCTCATCTTCCTCTTCTGCCTCCTGCTCCAAAATGAGATCTCCATCTCCAGCATTTGCAATCCGATCAGCCAATTCATTGACTTCATCTCCAGACTGCGTAATTGCTACAATCTCTGGTTCCTCAATATAGGAAGGGGGGGGTGGAATAGGCTCACTGTCCGATGACGGTCTCATGCCATTGACCATACGCTCGAAGGTCTCCATCTGCATCTCATGAAAGCTTTGGTTAATTTTGATCTTCTCACCAACAGCCTTCAACACGGGCAGTAAATCTTGACCCGTTCCAGGAGGAAAATCAGAAGTGACGCCAAATGTTACTGGCATACACTCCCAGATGTGCCATGGATAGGCAGCTTCTCCAATCTGTCCCTTGAGCTTCGCATGCTCTTCCTTGAACTTGTAAAAGTCCAACTTCACACTGTTAGCACGCCGATATTGCGGGCGCACTTGAACAAGAATGTGGAAATCAATACGACGATTAAAAGCCTCGGGAAAATTTAAAACACCACTAATACCAGTCTGACTGTGGTCTCTGGCGTTCGTAGTCATGAAAATGAAAGGGGACAAAAATGGGTAAGCTCCTTTTCTCTCAAGCTCTGCCATGTTCAGTATTGTTGTTGTTGAACCATGCAGAGTCATCAACTCTGTTGCCTCGTTTGGTTGTCCTGGCACCGGCTTTACAGCCAGCAAATCATCAATGACGACAGCAAAGTTGTCTTCATAACCATCCCAATAAGGTGAATCTTTCGGTTTTGTGAAAACACACTTGCCAGCATACTCAGCGTTGAACTCAGAATCCATATATCCTGAATAGCCCATCACTGAAATTACACTGGCTTGTGTAATGGTTGTCTTTCCTATACCAGGTTCTCCGGCAAGGAGTAATGTGACAGGCTGTGGCCGATAACCTACACCTGCGCCAGCACTCTGGCGTAATGGTTGTAGTAGCTTCTCAACTACTCGCTTCAATTCAAGAAGCAAAGTTTTCAGCTCACGGTTGATGGAATGAATAATAAGCTGAGCATTGATCTCAGACAAAATCGATGACAAGTAAGTGTACCGTCTTGAAGGTGTTTTGGTGCACCGTCCTGATGCAATTTCTGATTCAATCGTGTAAACACGATCAACCAAACCGTTCAGCTCCTTTTCGTACTGCTTCGCAAATCGAATCGGTTTCTTGTCAAACCAAGACCTGATGGCATTAAAGCCTTTCTCAAATAGGCCTAAAGCTGCATCAAGCAGCTCCTCAATACCCTTGAAAGCACGAGGCACCAAAGTCATGGCACCCAACACGTGGGCAATGAAATGTTTATTGTTACTTCCCTTTGTGTTGGCAATCAAAGTACCAACGAGCAAAATGCCCAGAATCTTTGACAGCAACTTGCTGTCAACGAAAAGCGAGGTAACTGTATCCTCAACACCGTCTTGCTCAATGATATCGGCTTCTGCGTGTCGCTGTTGCGCTTCTTGAAAGACTGCGCGCATCCAGAGTCCAAGCTGTCTGCCGACAATGAATCCAAAGCAAATCTCGATGACTGTCTTAACCAACGGACTGGAAATCTTGCTATGAATAATGATAAGGAAAGTGAGAAGGATGGCTTTAACCACAAGATCTGAATGTCCTGTAAGCATTGCTTTTATGCTATTGAGAACTTGCTTCAGATATTCCACGAGCTGGTTCTTTGCGTCTACGACGGCGTCACCAACCTTAACAGTGGCTTCTTGTGCATGGCGCAAAGTGTTCTGCAGATGCTCTGAAATTGCACCTACATCGACGTTTGCTGCCCTCGCCGTAACCTTAGCCAAATTGGCCGCGGCCCTTCCAAGGTTCAGAGGGATACAAGCAACGGCACCGATAGTGCGTGGCAAAAACAATGCCACGTCTTTGAAACCGCCCTGTTCCTCAATGAACAAGTTCTTGACAAACCGCTTAGCTTTTCGCTCGGCCTGCCATTTCCTCTTACGTACATCATGAGGCACACGCATTTTTTCGTCCAAGGCTTTTAGCCTGGCACGTTCACGCGCCTCAATTTCCCTTCTCAGTCGCTGCTTCTGGCGACAGCTCAAGTCTCCAGACTGGTTTCCGAGCTCCTTAACGCTGATGACCTTGGTGGTTTGCGTCCCACTCTGTTCAACAATTGCGAAGTCATCGAATCCACCAGTCTCAAGGCCGTAAAACACCAGGCGCTGAATAGCTTCCAGAGTTTTCTCAACCTCTGTATATTCAAGCAACCTATTTGGCATCAAAACGGCCAAGTACCACAACATCTCATGGAAGCGTTGTGTTAGCTCCTCATCAGATAAAAATCGAGAGTGGTAATGGAGAATCCTGTCGATCAAGCTCAAAGTGCGTGGTGATCTCATGATCACTGAATCAAAATAAGCCTGAAAACTAGGTATACGCTCAATGAGCCCAACCTTGCGACAGCGCAGCGAGATCGGTATAATCTCACCGCGAAATGGAATGTCAAGTGAAAAAGTGTGTCCTGAACGGGAAATCGTCCAGGTTAGACCATCAAAAATTGATGGTCTGTTGCCCCGAGTGCCCAAGTTTTGACTTGAGAAATTGTGCTCCATGGGGGTAAGGGAAACGAAAGAAACAAGCCGTCAGGCTACGGCGGAAAGCCGCCATTCATGATTCGTAATCCGGGAACTCTCATCCCATGCACAGGGTCACGATCATCACCCCGTAACAGTGTCTCAATATGAGTACTACGTAACTCAAAATTAGCCTCTAAATACGGCCTTCCTGCAGAAAAGTAGAAAGGAACGGTGACATTCAACCTTGTATCGGTGCTTTACCAGGCCTGGTGAAAATCAACCTTCATAATAAGTGTCCTCGGGGCAGATAACACAGATCATCCAGTTGCTCCTATACTTGGGCAAATAGGAGGGCCCTGCTTTGATACCCTACTCTACTTCTACAACAGTAATGGCTTTCTTGAACGAGGCGGCTGTTAAAAACAGCACTTAGGTTTTGCCGCGGGCGCTAGACCATAATTATAAACTTTAAGTTAAGCTCCAAGAATTCATCACTAATGTTCACCATTGTACACCCTAAAGTAGTACGGCGGATGCACAAAAGTGGAATAGAATAGGTAAAATTTGGTAAAAATGTGTGGCTTTAAAGCTGCCAAGCTATAAAGAGCATGTACATCAAATAAAACAAGAGTATTGTGAATACACAAACAAAATTGTGAACCCACAACCTGTTCTTGTTAACCTGATAATACTTCCCCCATTGTGGCGGGGCAGCCCAGCGAAG